TCGTAATCGCAGAATAGTCAGCGGTTTCTTTTTTCGAGAACGCCGTATCATAACTTTGAATGACATGTTGTAGCATAGGGAGATGATCCTTGTCCCACGGTTGCCACCAGTCGCGTTTAATAATAGCACCCTCTTCTGAAGTGGGTTCTTGCATGTATTGTGCTGACCAGTTTCTAATTGGAATAGATGCTTTGATTTTTTCTAGCTCTTCTAGCTCCCAATACTCAGGCCACACTGGGTTCCCTGATTCGAGGATCGCGGGAAACGAAACTTGTTTCCATGTATCTGCTTTAGGTTCAGTTTGAGCCTTCAAGAGCCTTCCCGTTAAATCGTCCTCGGCCCATCGGGTCATAACAACTAGAATCGAGCCTCCTGGTTGTAAACGCTGTCTGGGACCTGAAGTGTACCAGTCGTATGCTCGTTCCATCGCAGTATCGGACATTGAGTCTTGCTCCGTGTGTGGGTCATCAATAATCAAGAGATCTGCACCACGACCCGTGATTGACGAACCAACTCCAGCAGCATAGTATTCACCACCTTGATTAGTTTCCCATCTACCTTTGGCTTTGGAGTCCTCACGCAGTTTCACATCACCAAAGATTTGTTTGTACTCTGGTGAGTCAATAATGTTACGAACCTTAGCTCCGAACCTTGCTGCAAGTTCTGTATTATGAGACACCTGCATAATTTTTAATTTTGGATACTTACCGATAATCCAAGCAGGGTAGTAAACAGATGCAAATTCAGATTTAGTATGTCTAGGTGGCATATTGATTAAGAGCCTCCCTTTTCTTTGGTCTGCGATATCAGTAAATTCTTTAGCTATAATCTGATGATGGCCCCACTGGCTTGGATCTTTTGATTTTCTACAAATAAAATCGGGCCAGACTTCTTGAACAAAAGCTAAAAAATTATCCTGACAAAGCTTTACATGCTGTATCCAAAGCTTTTCTACTTCGAGCCTCATTTGTTCTGTGGTCATTAGGTCTGTCTGCATAAGCTAATTATAACCACATCTAGACTTTTTGCTAGTATGTGCATCTATGAAATAGGATATGTAAGAGGTTTTTGCTGTAAGCTGGGGCTTGTGCGTGGCGTGTGCTGGAAAGCATCAAAGCATTTTGCATCTTGGATTGAGCCTTGTAAATTATAGGCAAAAAAAATGCGACAATCCTTGTCGCATAAAACTTCTAGCAAGTTTTAAGACTAGCCTATTCCATGTCTCCATTTAATTTTTGCATTAATGGTGCAACACCAATAGCAATTTCTTTCATCAAGTCTTTTGATTGTGCTGTGCCTTGATATTTTAATATACTATTCATAATTGCTTTTTCAAGTAATGCAGAAAATACAACATAGTTAACTTTATTATCTTCCATGAATTGTGCTACTTCTTCACGATTAACTTCTGTTACTTGATTATTTACAAATGACACTAAGTCAAAGTTATTATTAGGCATAATTATTCTCCTATGTTTATTTGTTGATATTCAGTTACTGATGTATAAGCATTAACTAGCTCATCAATACTCGCTTGTGAAAGATTGTGCTCTTCCTTTAAAGCTTTCAATACTTTTTTATAATCAACAGTTTTTCTCTTATTATCAGCAACAGATATTCTATAAGCTTTTCCATCAACCACTATATGATATTGGTTAAATTTAGACTTGTTAAGAATAGCTAATACATTATCTCTACTATCAGCAAGTAATTTCTTATCGCTTTTAAGTTGAAAATGAAAAGGTATAAAAGATTGTATTAATTGTCTTTCATGTTTTTGAATTGCTTTTTCTTCTGATAAGACAAAGCTTGGGTTAAGATTTTGTAAACTCATATTTTTACTCCTATTGGTTATTAATAAAAACTTACCCTTATATATTACTCCTATTATCTCCCATGTCTACCCATATATAGTAAATAGATGAAATTAATTCTATGCAAATCTAGCAGGAATTTTTCAACTGAGCAGGAAGCTCCCGTATGTATATATATAAGATCCTGCGACCCCGACCCCACAACGGCGGGACGGGGAACAGAGTATGGAAAGGACGAGCTTTGGACGAAGCTGATGTGTGCCCCGGTAACCTTCGGCTTTATACATAAAGATCAAAAATCGAAAGCACGCCACGGCGGGACGGCGGGGCTAAAAGAAATACCCAGCGGTGATGATCAGCCCAAGAAGAAAGAGTCCTGGCATCCAGAACGCCAGGATGAGCACGACACACGTAATAAACATGAGCACGCCCATCACATATCGGCATCGGGACGGGCTTCGCCATCAGCCTCAGCATCAGGTTCCGGATCCTGGTGGTCCGGTATCTCTATTACCACGAAGCCATCACGCTCAGTCACAACGGCGTCGGGGTTCAACTGTAGCAATGTATCTATTAACATTTGTACCTCCCTTCGCGATTCTTGAGATCCTTTTTATCTTGCCAATCCATGATGATCAGCAACACGAGGGCCACGGCCATGGCACCCAGTGCAAACCCAATAATAAACGTTGTTAACATAATTCACCTCGCTTGAATTTTGCGTAGTCGCTGTTGTTTTGCTCGTTTACTTTTGCTTGTATTTTTAGATCTGTAAAGTAATTCTGAATATCAAAGTGAGCAGTCTCATACCAGTTAACCTTCTCAACCATTCTAACTTGATCTTCTTTAAGACTATACTCCTTTGGATGATCTTTAAAAAAATTGTTTATCATTGTTTTCTGTTTTTTGTTTAGTTTTCTCATTACTTCACCTCTTTCTTTTGTTGTCTTCATCTTCTTCGTCCTTTTTATATTTTTTTCGTTTTCTACCATACGGTAGTTGATAGGGCAGATCTGGATATTTATCATCTAGATCTACCTGCATGTCATAATCAAGAACAATAAGGGGCAACCAGTTATATATCTTCGCCTGTGACCTACCTCTAAAAGGTAAGGCAAAGTCAGTTGCGTGGTATGCCGCCGCTGGTTTCTTAGGCAAAGGTTTCTCCTTTGTTGTTGATCAGAGCTTCAGTGTCCCATGTATCCCCATACATGTCAAACATTATTACAACCATGAGCAACTTTCTCAGCCTGGTGATGCTATCCTTATATATGTAACGACAAACTAGATTGTCCCCAGAACGGGACGGCGGGAGCAGACAAAAAAAAACCTGCTGGAAATTAGCTAACCAGCAGGAAAAAATGGGGTTGTGTTAACTTAACCACTAACCAACCCCCTCGAGACGGGAGACGGGGGTGTGTTGTCTCCCAATGAAATCCTTTTCAGTCCTAACTTACCTTTAACATATCTCAAAGCCCCCAGAGTGTCTAGAAAAATTTGCAAAGTCTTGAACATTCTCAACACTAAACGGATAGCTGTCGTCCCACGACTTTTGGCTATAAAGAAACTCCCATTCTTTGCTTTGTATTTCTGGATAGTCTGCTGGAGCAATATCCTTATCACCAGTCAGCTTGATTACCTTTTCACGCAAAGCTTTCATTTTTTCTTCAATACCTTTGTTGTGCTTTTCAGCTTTTTGCATATCTTCTTCAACTAACGACTGATATTCAGCAGTGTGCCCTTGCTTGATAAGTTCCTCTAATCTGTCGGCTATTCTAATAGCTATGACTTCATCAACTTGATGACCACTGTTCTCATGCCAAAGACCATAAGTATCTTCAGAAATCTCATCAGTATTCTCATACACATATTGAGCTAGTCTTCGCCACCACCAAACATTATTACGAAAGTATACCCCTTTGTTCTCTTCTTCATATTTTTGAGATTGCTCGAAATATAACTTTCTTTCTTCGCCTGATGGCTCAGTATTCCAATCAATTTCTGGCTTGACACTTCCCTCTTGTATTTGTGGATTTAATCCATATACATCAAAACCCATAATCATACCTCTCTATTTTTGTTTACTTACATCTCCCATGATATCAAAGATGACAGGAATGTAAAGATATTACATGTAAACAAATTACCCTCAACTGTTTCAGGCATCTGCTGAAGGAAGCGTCCTGGTGAGCACGTCCTATCCTTATATATAACAGATCAAGATCCGTCGGGGAAACGGGACGGCGGGGCGTGAGCCACAGGCTTCTCCAGCACGGAGGCGTCTCCGGAACCAGGATCTCATCCTGTTCTTTGTTGATGCCCCACAACCCCAGCCAAACGGTAACGGGACGGGGCGGGCTTCAGAAGGAAGCCCGGGCCTTGAAACCTGGTTCGGATGCCTGGATCAATATACATGACTCACAATCCCAGCGGTACGCGGGACGGGACGGGACGAGCTTCAGGAGGCGTCGGATCCTGGTTCGGATGCCTGGATCAATATATTATATAAGTTATCAACGTCGGGACGGGACGGCGCGGGACGGGACAGTGATACTGCGACACCCGGCTCACGAATCTCGAGAAGTTCTAGCTCGGTCTGCGAGGCATGCGCATTAAGAATACGGACAGTACCACCAGCCTGTTGATGATTTAAATGCCAGTTAACCTGAAACTTAGACAGTCCACAATTCTTAGCATCTGTTGCTTTTAATTCTAACCAAAACGAACGACCTTTAATACAGCCGTAAACATCAGGAATTCCGTTGATTGTAGAGGATTCAATACGAGTTAAATGCCAGTCTTTACGACCTTTCTGAAGCTGGTTAATTTTTTTCCACAATTTAGCTTCTTTGGTAGCCATATAGGGTGCTATATCTTTATAAGTTGATTTATTATACGATTATATCATGGAACAAAAAATGGACAAATACGGCAATTTAACTATATCACTTTTTGATATTTTGGATCAACAAGATGATGCTAAATTTATTTATTTTTATTTGGCATTAGATAGACCAATTAAAAAAATTATTGAAAATGCTTTTTATGTTGCTTACACAAAAAAATTATTAGACAAAGATAATCCAGACATAATTCACCATGAAGAAAATGGTGTAACACATATTGAAGTTCACCCACAAGACATCATTAAAAATATAGAGATCATTAAAAAAATTTTAGCTACTGATGTGTTTGAAGATGAAAACGAATAAACCAAAATATCCCCTATACATCGTAATATGGAAAGACCATACCGGTAATGCTTCTTGGCAAAGTGTTGAAGAAATCCATAAAGAAAAACACATATTAGCCTACAGTATTGGCTATCTATTATCTGAAGATAAGGAATGTGTAAAATTATGTAACACTTACACCTCTGATGGTGGCTGGGGTGGATTAGATCTTATTTTAAAATCTTGTATTGTAGAGATGTACGAACTAGATATACTTGATTAATCGTTGCCCTGGACAATTATAGTATTAGCTCCAATTTTATCTTCAAGTTCTTTTAGTCTGTTTTCTAATTGTTCTCTACTCATACCCTCTAATGTATTGTGGGTTATCTCCTTTTTATCGATATACTGACCAGCTAACTGACCTGATCTGAATTCAGCATTTATAGCAGCAGTATATTGACCTTTTTTTTCACTACCGTCGCGTAACCTATCCAGTATTTTATATCTTCTTAACTTATCTTTCTCGTATTTAGCCTGTTCCTCACTTAATCTTCTTTCTAGGAATCTACACACATGTGGATTTATTTCAGGATTTGTAAGTCTGCTACCTAAAACCATAGCTGAATTTTCACTCTTTGAACTATAACCTGCTTTAATAACAGCATCTTTTTTGGAGATTACACCCCAATCAGCAACCAAAGCGTTAACAAACGCTACTTGTTTTTCAGTTAAATCATCAAATGTTTTCATTGTTTTTGGTTTACTTGGCACCTATGCACCTCCTTACAAATAATATTTTAAATAAAATTTCCATAGTCGCCTCCTCTGTTTTCCATAGTTTTTAAGGAATATTCCTAGTAAGCTGTTGTCTATAATCCTATTCATACAGTGTTTTCCATACTTTCCTTAATTCCTAGCTCTATACAAATAATATTTTTTATTTTTTTTGTATAGAAGTGCTTAGGTGTAAATTATGTCCTTTTGTCTCTTCATCATGTCAGTCAATTGATCATCGCTAACATTATATACAATGGCTTGAGTAATCAATTGTTTTATTAACCCTTTTTTATCTTCAAAATATTCTGTATTTGGCTGTCTGTATTGTGCATATAGGTTGTGTAGCTTTGTTTCGGAGATCTCTTCTGTCTCTGGTCGTACACCGATGAGCCGTACGCCTTTGACTGATAAGACCTGGTCCTTGATCCGATGTACCCATTCCTTGCTTCTACCAATCTTTATGTACCCTTGCTCATTTTCTAGGAAATATATGGTTGCCGGTGTTCTCTCCACCTCAAACAGATCCTCGTAACTTTTACCCTCTTTCACTAATACATTACACTCCTTGACCCTGGTTCGTGCTTCGTCAATCGACATAATAGGCCAGTATCCAATGACTTTTGACTTATGTACCCCTTGAGCACCATAATCATATATAAAACTATGCGTACCTTTTTTTGATGCACTGACCAATAAATTTTTAGTCAAAGCATCACGTACATAGATATATTTTACTTTTAAAAAATCTGGTTGCCAATTTTTTAAAAATTCGTCTGTTATCAACACAGTCAAATCCTTAGTAGTTTTTCGAACCATATTGTTCTCCTTACTACCAAGCTACTTGAATACCCTAACAAAATCAACAAGGTGCAAAATTAGCGTACTTTCATTCAGTTAAAAAAAAATAATCTCGCACCCTATGCCAATACTGATAAAAACACAGTGCTGACATATTCCGTTGATGTCATAAAAACTTCTTCCCTTAATAAATTTACTCTCTTCCTGGTCATGCGTTGTTTTTCTTTATCGGACAAATTTTTCATGCGAGTGTAAAGCTTGTCGTACTCTAACCACATCAATTGACGCTTAGTAAATCTTACATTTTTTTCTTTTAACGCTTTGACATAAGCTTCCTTAACTATCTCTGGGTCAAGTTCCGCGCATATACATACATTAATAAAATCATCACACATAGAAATGATCCAATTGTGTGCTGTTAATTTTTTAAGTGAGTTTTTACGATCTGAATGACCGACAAAAGTATCTTCAAAAGCATTTAAGATAACACAGCGCCAAAGTTTCGCTTCAGGTGATAAATCGTCCTGTTCTAATATGTTACGAGCCAGGTTAATACCAATGGCTCTCAATAGATCGGTTGATGCTTTCACTAATGTCCGTATGCCCTAATTAAGTAACCTATAATTTTTTCGTATACCTTGAGGACACTTTTATCACACTTTATTTCTTTTTGAAAGTTATAATCTTGAACGATACCGGCAATAAACTCGTGTTTATCTTCACTAGACATCTTATCTACATCAGCTAAAGAGAATCTTGCAAAATCCATATCTAAGATCTCTTCCCAGTTTAAATCTACTTTTTCTAATTTTATACCCATACTTTAATTGTATGGATAAAATTATCATTGGTCTACCTTATCTTTACCGCCGTGTACAATTTCTAGCTTTGTAGGACCCTTCTTCAATGCTTTTAGTACCACCTTTTTTTTATACATATTGCGTGCTTCTGCTTTAAATAAAGATATGTCTGCATAATCAATACCTTCATCATAACCAAATTTGTGACCCATGAGCAGTTGTGCTATTACATTGACTGCTTGGTCGTAATCTTCGTGATCCGTGTTGTCGGCTAAAAATATTAATAATCCCTTGACATCATTAATCATGCTTATCACCGTAAGATCCTTCAAAAGTACGCTTCCAACCAACATGACCGGTACCTTCACAATAGTTACATGTGTCTAATACTTTATCTTTGCCAACAAACTTGTCTTTTTCTGGTGTAAAATATCCATTACCATCACACTCAGGGCAAAGGACATACACTTTCTCTGGTCTACTCATTAAGATCTCCTACCATTGTTAGCTGCTTTTAACTCTGCAATTTCCTTCTCTTCTGCTTTCTTTGTTGCAGTGTATTGTGCCATTAAAATTTCTAAGGCATCACTTTTTGACCATTTTTTTTTATTACAAAATTTATTATACTTACCGTACACATCTACACGTATTGCTACGCTTTTCCATTTAGTTGTAGCCATAATAACAATCTCCGCTATGTTGTATTAAAATAATTAATAATTGTTATTCGTCTTCCGTGATTCTATTTTTTTGTTTTAGTAAAAAAAATTATAAAAAACTAAACCTATTGCCACCATTGATAGTTTGGGAAAAACAATAAGCATGAGGACAACGCCACCTAACAGGTACAATATCCACATGATTAGCGTTTCTCTAATTCATCATCAATCAAAGATCTAACCATTTCAGTGCTACCAAATTTATCAAAAGTATTTTCCAAATCCTTTAATTGACACATAGCATCACTTCTTGTTTCTTCAGTCAGTCTTGATAAAATTTTATCAACATGTTCTACCATGTCTAAAAACAAAACAGACTTACTTTTTAAATTAACTTGATTTGTCATAAATACCTCAATTAGTTAATTTTTCCGCATGTGTGATATCTTTTTCGTCCGTGTAAAATTTAACAACATCATGCAATTTTAAATCATCGCTATGTGCTGGTTCGTTTTCTAATAAACCAATGCCTTTTTTACGATCGCCTCTTGTAATTTGTACCCACATCTTTTCATATACGCCATCGGTAGCTTTGGGAAAATAACAATAAATATAATCTTTACCTACTGTAGGATTGTTTTTTATTGTAAAATACACTTCTTCCCCATGATCTGGACAAGTGTAAACAATATTTGGATCTTCTTTTTTTCTACCTGCACTCATTTTATACTCCCTTCATCTTCTGCATTTTCTAATATATCCATGATAGCTTTTGTTTCTTTAATTAAATTTTCTATAGACACACCTTGTCGTCTGGCTATGGTTACAGCAAGATATTCATGATGACTTTTATTCCTTGTCTTAGATTCTTCATAAAAAGCATGATACCACTCAAGCATTAATTCCAAATTAGAAAAATACTTTAAAAACAAAGGATTTTCTTTAGTGGCTTTTTTAAATTCTTTACCTATATCTATATCACTCATTCACCTTCTTCCTCTTGTTGTTGTTGATCCAATAGTTCCTGATGCGCCCAAATGGCACCTTCATAAAGTTCTAGTTCATCAGAAAGTTCATTTAGAGTTTGTTGACCACTTGCACTCATACGATCAATCTCCCAATACAAGTCGTCAACTAATCTATAAATTTTTGTTTTTTTTGACTCACTCATCGAAGATATTATTGTCTATAAAACATTCTAATTTACCTACATAATTACCATTTATATCCAGCAATTTTTTCTTAGTGGATTTGTCATAATTTAAATTTGACATTGCTTTCTGTAGAATACGCTGAACTTCCCTATCATTTTCATCAAATGCTTCGTTCTCAGTGATCATTTTAAGATGTATCATTATTTCTTTTGACATTATAAGTCTCCAATTGTTTTATTAATAAATATAAGGCCTCGTTTTTCGCATTTTCAGCTTAGGTGAGTCGCGGATCCGTTTATACGCTTTCACTCACTACCTTACATAATTTACTTTAATTAGCGGAATTCAAATCCACGCTCATCAAGTATTATCAATTATCTGATGTTTCATGGGAGATGTCAACAGAAATAATTGCATGTCCTATAAACCATGCTATCTGTGGCACAATGGCATTGCCTAGTCCTTTGATTCGTCCGACTCTACCTTTGTCCAATCCATAGGAAATCCCATCAGGAACTCCACAAAGTTCGGATTGAGTTTGCCACCAGTTTTCTTGGGCAGTGAATTGGAAAGCATCTTCTGCTTCGCTGTGTCCATGTTCTTCCAATCTGCTGCTTGCGGTGTCGGATACTGTTCTTGTCTCATCATCATGGTCGGCAGACTGTCTGAGTTGCGACTCATTGATGCTGGACTTAGTGTTGTGTCCTTGTAATCCCTTGCATTTGGTGTCGGATACATCTTCTCCAGATGATGTACTGCATCTTTTAACTTCACGCCATACCTCACGCCCTTCTTGTTCTTCCTGGAAAAACTGCCATTGTGGAGATCGACATTCTTCACCACTCCTCCCTCTAAATCGCAGGCTCTCGGTGTCGGATACATCTGTACATGATGACGAAGTGCGAATTGTAGATTCACCCCTTGCTTTTTCTTTTCCTTGGCTCGTTTCTTCCAATTTTCTATGCTCTCGCTTTCGTTGTGTAGGTGATCGCTTACCACTGGTGTCGGATACATTTTCATGGTTTCTGGGTCTACTTGCTCCCTTAGATTGCTCGGCTTGGTTCTGCCTTTGCGATGTCCCTCTTGTAGTTTCTTGGTGCTTTCTGGACTTCTTGGTGGCAAGTGATCCATT